ATACAAACCTTGTTCTGATTGGTTTGAAAAAATGGTGAAGAAACTTAAATACGACAAACGTAAAGTTTCTCAAGAGTTAGAGTGTAACTTCCTTGGTTCAGGGGATAACGTATTTGATTCTAAATTGATGCAGAAAATTCGTGAGAATTATTTGTTAGAACCCCAAAATAAAATGTTAGGTAATCAACTATGGATTTGGAAAGAACCGGTAGTTGGTCACAAATACATAATGGGTGTCGATGTCAGTCGTGGGGATAGTGAGGATTTTAGTTCATTCCAAATTATTGATTTTGACACTCGTGAACAAGTTGCAGAATTTGTTGGAAAATTACCCCCTGATACTATGGCCGAAATTTGTTTTAAATGGGCTAATATGTATTCTGCGTATATCGTTGTTGATATCACGGGTGGTATGGGTGTTTCTACATCACGTAAACTTCAAGAGTTGGGTTATAAAGATTTATATGTTGATGGTGAAGACGTGAATAACTCTTGGAAATATAACCCAAAATCAGCTGAAAAAATACCGGGAATTAACTTTAACAATAAACGTGTTCAAATAATCGCATCGTATGAAGAGGCGATGAGACATGACTTCAGAATTTACAGTCATCGTTTATACAATGAAATGGATACGTTCATTTACATCAATGGTAGACCTGACCACCAAAAAGGACGACATGACGATTTACTTATGTCTATCGCGATGGCAACATACGTGGGGGAGACATCATTTAGTAAATTAACCAAAGTTACTGAACAGGCTAAAGCCATGCTTGAATCGTGGTCGGTAAATAATAACACATCAGTTAGTAAAGATATGGATTTTAATCCAGTCTTACCAAACTATAACGACAACTTTGGTCGAAATGGTAAAAACAACTCAAATATTGCTAAAGAAGATTATATGACATATGGTTGGTTATTTGGTAATTACGGACAAAGATAGTAAACTATTTAGATATTGATATTTATAATTAAAATTCTTATATGGAAAATAATAACAATTTAACGGTTTGGCAACGTTTATCACAAGCGTTTGGGCCAAATTCATTATTAAACCAAGACTATCCCACATATACATTTGATAAAAAAGAGTTGTTAAGAACAACTTCAAAAGCTGAGTATGAAAAAGAAAAGTTACAATCTCAGCAAACTTTTTATTTAACAAATCAGTGGGCTAAAATTGAAAGTAACTTATATTCACAATCAATTTATTATGAACCAACACGTTTAGCGTCATTTTATGATTATGAATCAATGGAATACACACCTGAGATTTCTGCGGCGTTAGATATCTACGGTGAAGAATCAACAACGGTTGATGAAAATGGGTTTATGTTACAAATATACTCAGAGTCAAAACGAATTAAGTCGATATTAACCGATTTATTTAATAATAGTTTAGATATCAACACTAACTTACCTATGTGGGTTAGAAATACGTGTAAATACGGGGATAACTTTGTTTACTTAAAGTTAGATTCCGAAAAAGGTGTTATAGGTTGTATGCAATTACCAAACATTGAAATTGAACGTTTGGAAAGAGGTATGGCCGCAAGGATTAATAATGTTGAGGAGGTTAATAACACTAAAGGTTTACACTTCCAATGGAAAGTTAAAGACATGGAATTTAACTCTTGGGAAATCGCTCACTTCCGTTTATTGGGGGATGATAGAAAATTACCATACGGAACATCAATGTTAGAGAAGGCTAGACGTATTTGGAAACAGTTATTGTTATCTGAGGATGCGATGTTAATTTATAGAACATCAAGAGCCCCTGAAAGACGTGTATTTAAAATTTTCGTGGGTAACATGGATGATAAAGATGTTGAACCATACGTACAACGTGTAGCAAACAAATTTAAACGTGACCAAGTTGTTGATAGTAAAACAGGTAACGTTGATTTAAGATATAATCAGATGGCGGTAGACCAAGATTACTTTATACCTGTTCGTGACCCGGCAGCACCTAACCCAATTGAAACATTACCGGGAGCTCAGAACTTAGGTGAGATTGCGGATATCGAATACATCCAAAAGAAATTATTAACCGCTCTACGTGTCCCTAAAGCGTTCTTAGGGTTCGAAGAACCTGTTGGTGAAGGTAAGAACTTATCTTTAATGGATATTCGTTTCGCTAGAACAATTAACAGAATACAAAAATGTATGATTGCGGAAATGAATAAAATCGCAATTATTCACTTATTCTTATTGGGGTTTGAAGATGAATTATCTAATTTTACATTATCATTAACTAACCCATCAACACAGGCTGATTTATTAAAAGTTGAAGCTTGGAAAGAAAAAGTTGCGTTGTATAAAGAGGCGGTAACTGCGGTTGAAGGTATTGCTCCAGCATCCGTAACTTGGGCTAAAAAACATATTTTAGGGTTCTCTGATGAGGAAATTAAACTTGATTTACAACAACAACGTGTTGAAAGAGCGGTTTCTGCTGAATTAACTAATACCGCAACAATTATTACTCACACAGGTATTTTTGATAATATTGATAATTTATATGGTTCTAAATCAGGTGGAACACAAACCGCAGCGGCGGGAGCAACACCACCACCACCTCCGGGTGGGGGAGATATGGGAATGCCACCACCTCCGGGTCCTGAACCAGGTGGAGATGCGGGTATTACACCTGAATCTATCGAAAAACGAGATAATCTAAAAATATTATTAGAAAATGATAATATGTATGCTGATGATGAATACATAGATTTATCTAAAGCAAAAAATAATTTAGGTGAGATTGAAGATAGATTGAATAAACTTTTAGGTGACTAATATTTATATATAAAAACAACGAAATGAAATTTGGTATATTAAAAACAAAAATAGAAAACGTTTTATTAGAATCATATAAAAATGGTTCATTTAAACAAGAACTTAAAACATTTAAGAAATTAGTTTTGGAAAATAAAAACATCAATAAATTGTATTACATTTATGATGATTTAAGTTCTAATAAAGGTTTAAGTAACGAAGTTGCGAATGATTATATAAATGAAATGGTAACTCTTTATGAGAACTCCGTGAATAAAATTATTCCCGCAGACCTGAAAAAAATTAATGATTGGGTGAGTAATAATTCTGTAAATGAAAATAATTACGAGGTGATTGATAATCTACTTAGTCATAAAGTTTTAAACTTAGAATCTAAAATTCAAAGTAAAAGAATTATTTCTGAAACTATCACTAAAAAACCTGTAACGGAGAAAGAAGTAGTTAAAGTTCCGTTGAGCACTATGGTAACAATGGCTAACAAAACAATTTCAAATTATATAGATAACTTAAACGAATCTGAGAAGAAAGAATTTAATGAGTTATTATCGGTTGATGATTCTGAGTTAGAACCAAAGTATTCTACAATCAAAGAAAATGTTGTTGAAAAATTAGAAACTATGTATAATCAAAATAGTGAAAAATCAACAAGACAAGCAATTACAGAAACAATTGAAAAAATTTCTACTGAGAAATACGATAAGTTGAACTATTATAAATTAAAAAACTTACACGACAACCTTTAATCATTATTTGATTTAAAGTTTTTCTGAACGTGTTTAGCCTTGCTAAGCACGTTTCTTTTTATTACTGAAGGCTTAACAAATACTTTACGGTTAACTAACTCAGACATTTGTCTTGTTTTAATCACTTTACTCTTATATTCTTTAAGAGCTTTCTCAATGTTTTTATCTTTATTAACTTTTACTGTAATCATACTAAAATCCCCTAATTTATTAATTTTTTGACTCTTAATGTAAATATACTTACATTTATTAAAAATAAACGTTATTACGATGAAAAATAATGAAAAAAGGAAAAACTTCCAAAATTATAGGTTTTAAATCCGCCAAAGTATTATATGGGACAGTTGACTCAATAAATCTAAAATCAATCTACTTAAACATACAAACTTGGGTAGAACCTAAGAAAGAAGTCGAAAATTGGGGTAGGGTTGTCTTAAACCTAAGTAGAACAATCAAACATTCTATATACGACAAAATTAAATCCACACATTTTGATGACAAATTTATTGTTGACTTAGATTTAAGGTCAAGTGGTATATCAACAAATAAAAAATCATTTATGAATCTTGAGGTTAATTTCTTTCTTAAAGATAACATCGAATTAAGTTTTAAAGATAATGTTATCAAAGATTCTTTAAAAGATATCACCTCAAAAATTTTCCAAGATAATTTTAAAAATAACCAATTTTTTAAATTTTATATATCTAAAAACATAAAACCTAACAAAGAAAGTATAGAAACCGAAAATATTTAATATTTATTGTTAAAACAAACAATGAATTTACGAATATTAAAACCATATGAATCGGGAAAAGGTATTTTAATTGAACAAGATGCCGGATATATTTCCCCAACCACTGAGAACAATAAATACATAATGGAGTCTAAGGATTTTTTAGACCATTCTAAACCATTTGAATTTTATGCCGTTCTACAAAAATACGACACACCAAATAGAAATGGTCGTGTATATCCTGAGAGGATTTTAAAGAGAGAATCTGAGAATTATAAAAAAATGATTGAGAAGGGTGTTTCATTATCAGAATTGAACCACCCTGAATCATCATTAATTGATTTGGACCGTGTATCTCACATCATAACTAAAATATGGTGGGAAGGTAATGTATTAATGGGCGTTTTAAGATTACTAACAAGCCCAGGTTTCCACGAGAGAGGTATAGTATCAACTAAAGGTGATATGGCGGCAAACTACCTAAGACAAGGTGTTACGTTAGGTATATCATCAAGAGGTGTTGGTTCACTTAAAAAAGTTGGTGAACAGAATGAAGTTCAGGATGATTTTGAATTAATTTGTTTTGACTTAGTATCTTCACCTTCAACACCAGGGGCTTATTTATTCTTAGACCCAAATGATAGAATGAAGTTTGATGAAAATATTGAGGAAGAAAAAGAATCGAGAAAAGAATCAAATGTTATGGATAGTAAAGAAGTTAGTCTTATGAATAAATTAAACGCATTTATGGGTAAGAGATAATTTTTCACTTGACTTAATAAAATATTTATACGATTATTTGATTAAATAATTAAAAAAATAATTTATGGAACAAGGAGAAAAGTATTTTGTAGCGAAAATTAGTTCTGATTTATTAGATACTGAATCAGGAAAAGTTAAAAAAATGAGAGAAGAAAAATTAGTTCTTGGATACACCCCAACTGACGTTGAGGCAAAAGTGACTAAACTTTACGAAAACTATACTATGGATTGGAGAATCACAGGGATTGTTGAGAGTAAAATTGACGAAGTTATCGAATAATTTAACTTAAAAATAATATCATTTTAAAAGGGGGAGACAAATGTCTCTCCTTTTTTTTTTAACTAAAAAATCAGTAATAGTTAATTTTTTTTTAATAGTCAATTGTAAAAATTAGTTTTTTTTATTTTTCTTAATATTTATTTAGAAATAAAACAAACATTTTTTTAAATGGCAAAAGAAAAAACATTAGTTGAGGACACTTTTATTCAAATGAAAAATTTGGAGGAAGCTGTCGCAGAAAATGCAAAAGGAATACTTGCATCTACAATGAAGCAAGAAATCAAAGACTTAGTAAAAGAATCTCTATTCGAACAAGACGAGGAAGAAGATGAGATTGAGGACACAGAGGTTGAACCTACAGATGATGTAGATGATACTGATAATCTTGAAGATGAAGAAGAATTCTCAATGGAAGAACCTATGGATGATGAACAAGAACCAATTGATTTAACTGACCCAAGTGTTAGTAATGATGAAGTTCTTAAAGTATTCCAATTAATGGGTCCTGATGATGAGGTAATCGTTGTTAAAGACGGTGATGGTAACATAAATCTAAAAGATAGTCAAACAAACAAAGAATATATGATAGTACAAGAATCTGATGATGATTTTGCAATGGAAGATTATGACATGGGTGAATTTGGTGAAGAAGATTATGGTTTAGAAGACTCATTGACTGACCTTGAAGAAGAATATGAAGATGATTACTCCGGAGTTGATGGAAGTGTTGTTGAAGATTATTCAGATGTTGATAGGGTTTTTGATAAAGTATTCAAAAACGAATCTTACGAAGATGGTGATGAAAATTATGATTTAGAAGAAGAATTTATCTATGAAGTTGAAATGGATGAAGAAGATTCTGATGTAGAAGGTAACGAATTTCCTGACGATACTTTAGGTGACGACGGTATTGGAGGTCTTGAAGAAGATTTATACGAATCTAAATCAATCAAACCTAAAGGTAAAGGTATGGGTAATCCTAACAAATTTAAGTATTCTTCAAAACCTAATCAAGAAGGTGGATTCAAAACTGTTAAGAAATCTCCTAACAAAACTATGGGAACAGGTAAAGCTAAATTTACTTACAAAGATGGTGAAAATTTAGACGGTGAGTTTAAAATTAAACCAAAATCTACTAAAAGAGGTGGTGAAACAAGTGAAGCGTCAAGAACATTAGGAGCAGGTAAAAGATTTGGTAAAAATGGATTGGACAAACCAAAAGCAGCACCAAGACATCTTAGAACAGAATCAACAGAGGTTGAACTTGAACTATTACGTGAAAAAAATAATGAATATAGAAACGCATTGAACGTATTTAGAGATAAATTAAATGAAGTTGCTGTTTTCAACTCAAACTTAGCATACGCTACTCGTTTGTTTACTGAACACACGACAACTAAACAAGAAAAAATAAATATCTTAAAACGTTTTGATTCAGTAGAAACTATTAAAGAATCTAAAAATCTATATCAATCAATTAAGCAAGAATTAAATAAAGATAATTCAAGCAAACCAATTAACGAATCAATCGAAAGAACAATTGATAACTCA